TTCTATCAAATAGTTTTTCCTTATCTGATTTATTTTTAATTGCACCCATTCCAATAGTCACTTCAGGACTAGAAGATTCAGAAGTAGTTAAATATGCAGAATACTCTGGATGCCTTTTAAGCCAGCCTATTTTTGATTCTGGGTGGTAGTCATCCTTTTTTTGTGATTTTGCTTCATCCCAAATATATTCGGTGTATTCTTCCTTTACTATTTTACCCTCATCATTTTTAGTTTTATCTATTCCCTCGACACTAACGAAGTTTTTCTTGATATAATCAAGAGAAATAAAGTCTTCACTTGGTTCCATAACAGGAGGTCGTTCTCCTCTTTTGGTTTTAAGTAATTCCTTTACTCTTTCCCTGTCAGTAATTTCAGCCAAAGTTAAGTTTTTAAACTCGGAGTATTCTTTCTGAAAAGTCAAATTAGGTAAGATAGAACCCAATGGTTCATCCATTATTTCTTTAATTACCCTTTTTGCTTCAGCCTTAAATCCTTCTTCGTCAAACTCTTGACTTTCCTTATTTTCGGTAAGGTCAAAAATGTCATCAATATTATAGAGGTTATTAGAGTAATCTTCGCTCTTTGAAGATAATACTTCAGAAACAATAGCACCAAGAATCAACTCTCGAAACTGAAGACTATCAGTATCGTCGGGTCGCTTTTGGCCGGAACGACTGAAGTATTTCAATAATACCACCTCACATTAGCCATTTTGCCCAAGCCGCTCCTTTCTGAGCAACTTGCATCAAATGTAACCCGCTTTGTGGTGGTTCATAACTCATTTGTCCGTTATTTGGGTCAATCCAATAAGGACGCCCATATCCGTCTGTTCCCGAAGGTGGGACGGGATATCCTGAACCGTTTTGCATGGCTCCCTGCATTTGATAGCCACCGGCAACAGCACCACCCATCATAGCACCACCAAAAGCACCGGCAGATGGAGAAGCACCACTAAAGCCTTGAGATTCAAGGTATTGTTGCTTCGCAAGTTTGCGCTGGTTTATCACTTCTGTATTCAAAGCAGATTGTAAAATCCTCTCAATATCCAAGTCAATGTTTTCTTTGGTTATTTTCTCAAAATCACGCATAGCATCAGGGTCAATTGTGATTTTATTTGCTTCAACAGTAAATGCTAACTTTGCAAGCATTTGACTAACGACTCTTTCAGTTACGTCTTCCATCATCTTTTCAAGCATTTCAAGGAATTGCTTTCCATGATATTGAAAGAATTCTTCAACATGATTGTCTTGAAGTGAAAGCAAGTTATTGACCGTTTTAAAGGTCGTATCGCTTTGCGTTGTAATCGCACTAATTACGTCTTTCTGTCCCATCGAGTTCAACTCCATTATTTACCAAAAAGTTAAGTTTTTGCATTGAGGCATTCATTTCCGCTAAAAGGCTCATAGCGGTCTGCTTCCCTTCCTCAGATTCGACAGGGGAGGGAGCCTTTATCAACCATCCGGCGGCGGTAAGTGAAATAACGTCTTCTTGTGTTAAGGTTTTAAGTGGGCCTTTATTAACAATAGAAGGCATCTTTGGTTTAAATCCTCTAAACTCAAGACCGTGTTCTTCAGCAAGAATCTGTTGTTCTAGCATTTCCATTTGCATGAAGATAGCGGCGTGTTTAGGGCAGTATGTTCCACGAAGAGGGCGTCCTTTATGGACTTCATCTAGGGGAATAGGCGGTCTTAAGTAATCTCCTGCATCCCAAGAATGATTAACACCACAAACAACACAACGGTCTTTTAGGTTAAACTTCTTTCCAAAGCGGAAGATAAAGAACTTCTTTTTCTCAGGAAGTAAAACCTTTCTGATTTCTTTGAGTTGCTTCTTAGGTTTTATTTGGTCATATTTATATTCTTCAATTTGACCGGGAGAACGATACATTGGTAACTTCGGAAGAAAGGCTAAAGAAGCCTGAGCAGAATGCATTCCCACTAATAGTGGTTGTTGATACATTTTATCACCTATCTGCCGGTGCTAAATCTAAAATCTTTCCATCCCTAAAGTCTTCCATAGTTCTTATAGCATTTGCATATGATAAGAATCTACTTTCTCCATCTTTTAACATTCCATTAAAAAGACTCTGAGCATCTCTTTTATCTGTTTCATTACCAAAAGGCATTTCTAATATCTGCCTTCCTCTTTTTTCAAACTCTTCTCTCGTCATTTTGTTTTTAAGTATATCAAACCACATCTTTAACACCTCAGTAATCTTTTATCATTGTGAATATGCCTCTATAAACCATTTCAGGGTCAGACTTTGCAGAAATAATATATCTGTAACAAGGAATACCTCTCTCGTTAAGTTTTCTCATTCCATATTTAAACGGTTCAAAAATTTTATGTTTCTCTATTGAATCTTTTGTTGGGTATTTTTCTCCCCAAATGTCATATTTGTTTGCCCAAAGACCAACTGCAATAGGGTAATCTGTTTCTTTCTTCTTTTTTCCATCCGGCCAGAATTGTTTGGTTAATTCATCAACTAAAAACTTCCATGCAACTTGGTGGTCCATATTAGAATCATTATCTAAATGCCTGTGGTCAATCATAAAAATAATATATTTAACATCTCTTTCTCTTATATCGTTAATCCATTCTTTCCAATAAATTGCTTCTCCACCGATATCTGAGGTTTTAACAGTATGCCCTTCACCATCTAGTTTAACGTATTTTCTTGATGCCTTTCCTCTTCCTACAGTTCTATGATTAATTTGAGGGACTTCACCACGAGTTCTCAATTGATGATGTAGTGTTGTCTTTCCAACCATTGTTGCTCCATAGACTCCAAAATTGATTGCGTGGACTCTTTTGTAAAAGGCATAAACAGCCTCCGTCACAATTACAGCAAAACCTGTCAGTAGTGACATTCATCTAAAACCCCCTTAATGACCAAAAATTCCAAAAATTTTATCAATAATCCATCCCATAATATTTATACCGAATACTCCACCAATGTTTCCTAGTAACAAAGTGGCTACAGAAAATGTAATTCCGTAAAACCAAGCCTTTAGTTTAAGAAACATCAAGTCGGCTGAATGCGCTCGGCTTTGATTATACATAAAGTCAATGTCATTCATACCCAACAAATCATTGAGCAAACTCCATCACCTTCATTGTAGTGCCTCTAAAAATGAAGAACCAACTGAATTTTCCTGATAAGAAGAAAATTGAGGTGTTCGGTTAAAATCATTCTTAAACTGTTTGGAAGTCTCAATGAGTTTCTTTCTTTGGGTTTCATCTCGACTCATTCTAGCCCAATAGGTTTCAATCTTCCTATCAAGCAAGAACAACTCGATGCGCTCGTTTAGGAATAAATCCCCAACTGCCTTCATAATCATAATTGCTCCAACAGTAACTAATCCAAAAAGAATTGAATGAGCAAGATGGGTATATGGAAAATCAATTCCATACTTTGCATAAAAGAAGACATTTGCTCCACTAAGACAACCACAGAAAAGAATAGTCATGACGAGTCGGGTATCTTGATTTAATGCAGCCAAGATAACACCTCACGCATATTCGACAGAAACTGCTACTGCTCCGGTATCTTCTTCAAAGTAAATACCGTTAGTGCAAAGAACACCGTGCATATCAAACTCAATTGTTTGATTAGCAGCAAGAACAATTCTAGCCAATTCTTTTCCTGAAGCAGCGGTATTATCCCAAATCTTCACAATTGCCGCAGCACCGGCAACTTCAGCAGCATGAATGCTAACTAATGTTGCACGACCTGAAACTACTGTTTGAGATGTAGTCATAACACCGCTACTACGACACGCGCCTAAGGAACCCATGCTATCGCCTCTATTTATCCTACGCGAACCCACTACTTAAGAATAGTGCTTCAAGAATCGTCAGATTCCGAGGCTTCTTCCTTAGGAGCAGGTTCAGTCTTCTTTGATGTAATCGAAGAGAGTTTGGACTTCTTAACCGTAGGTAACAATTCTGCTTCAATTGCTTCAGCAGTTTCTAAACCTAATTGCTTTCCAACCAACTCTAACATTTTTCCTTCAAGAGAAGATAAGATTGCTCTATCTTCTTCCTCAAAAGTAAACATCAAATTTGGGTCAGAAAGTCTGATTAAAGCCCAATTTGAAGGAACAGAACAGGCATCATCGCGTGTAATTTCGCTCCGCCCGTCTGTTCCAACAATCTCAAGTCTTCCCATCACCGATTTATCGGATAGTTTGACTTGAACCACTTTATCACCTTCATGCGCTTCCGGTTCCAACGAGCATGAAATAGCCGTTTTCATCCGTGCCTGTAGCAACTGTCACAGTTCCACCTGATAGCGGTAAAGTTTCATCTACTCCTACTGAGGTAGTTGGTAAAACTGCCGCCACATTGGGGGTAAGTGAGACAAAATCTACACTTAGAAGCCCTGTCACAATATCACCACCGGACGAACCAGCAGTATTGGTGTAAGAACCAATTACGATTCTTTTGTTACCAAAAACCGTAATGGAACTAGTTGTTGCTGTAAATGCCAACTAATCCACCTCATTGCAGGTTGGTAATCTTTCCTTGGCCCTTGAAGAAGGAACAACCAATTTCACCAATTGTGCGGTAAAGCGCACGGTTGCCGAGGGTTCCGACACCGAAGGGGTTTCCGTTGGAAATACCGTCCTCGAAGTATTGTGTGGGTTTCATCACAGACAACCAAAGGTGGTCGGTATCAAGGAAGAGCATATCCGTAATTGTGGTCGAAGCACCGGATGTAGCAGGCATATCCTTGACCGGAATCAGAGGAATGTCGTAGTATGTCGAAACACGGAAACCAACTTCTTGACCCTTTACGCCACGAACACCGTTCACAGTCGGAACAATTTCCTTACGGTCCATGAAACGCTCTTGGCTTTGCAGAAGGTCAGCAATGGACTGAATTGTATCATATCCGGTTAAGATGACCTTTGGCGAACCACCCGAAAGACGCAGGTTGCGAATCATGCTGTTAAGCAAAGTAAGGGTTAATGCGCGAACACTACCTGCGGTGTAATCAGCACCAAAGTCCACTTCAGCATCTAAGAACGAAGCCGCAGTTGCTCGCTCACTACCGTAAATCTTACCAAGGTTGTTAGTAGTTGAAAGCGCGTCAGTAGCAAGAACACCACCATCAAGTGCTAATAATTCAGCACGGCTTGTAACGACCTTCATCAAAGATGTGTAGTTTCGCTCAATGTGAGGCATTGCGACAGTTTCACCGTAGTTTTCAAGAGGCATAACCAGCATCTTGTTCTGAACTTCAGAATGGTGCTTACCCATGTCTTCACGCATTTGAGCGCGAATGTCGCCAATACCGTCATCAATTTGAGCCAATTCCATAGCCAACTCAGAGAAGTCGAATTGGTGAGCAATAACCTTCGGAGAAGTGAAGAGTTGAGCGTATGTTGGTGCAATTGGCCCAAGTCCATCAGCAGCGGTTGAAAGACCCGCATTTTCAGGAACACCACCGATAGCATCAGCGCGGGGAGCATCATCACCCAATAACGCATCATTCAATGTGCCGCTTCTCGCAACATCAAAGAGATTTCCGCTACCACCGGCAGGACGGGACTTAAGGACACGCCAACCGGAAGAAGTATAGGGACGCTTTGAAATCATCGAAAGAGCGTTGCATTCACGGTTAAGCATAGACCAAACCTTTTGTCCGTAAACTACGTTGTAAAGCGCAGTAACGTCGCTAATTCCGGTTGTGGCGGAACCAAGACCTAAAGAGGTATCGTGGCCGGTATGAATACCGCCAACAAGACCTGCTTGCTTTAAGAGAGAATTACCTGCTCCAAAGTTTCCTACGCCGTATGTTTGTGCTTCTAAGTCTGCAATTGTGTTAATATAACCTGTCATGTTAAATCACCTCAAAGGTTTCCTCCGATAAGACGGTGAACATCAGACCAATCCATCTTGGCGATATCGTCCATCGTGGGAATGTTAGCAACAGCCTCTTTTTGAGCCTTTGCGATTACTTCGCGCTCAGATGTAAGAGACTTACGCAACTCGGTAAATTCGTCCTTAAGGGAAGCAATCTCAGCAGCAGCATCATAGTTCTGCTTTGCGATTACATTCTCGCGGGAAGCAACTTCTTGCTCAAAACGAGCAGCAAAGGACTTTTGGAGATTGTCGTAAGCAAGTTTTTCTAACTGCTCTTGACGGAAAGCCTCGTAAGCCTTCTCAATGTTCCCAACCGAAAGGTCAAGAGTTTGTAACTCATCGTTGCTAAAAGCCTTAACAACGGGTAGGTCGGAAGCACGGGGCTTACCGCCGTCAATTACTACACGGTCAGCAGGCTCACCGATTTCAACACCGGCTCCATCAAGAGTCGAAACAACGGCTTTTTGCTCTTCATCGGAGTAAGCCATCATTTCTTCTTCATACTCTTGGGTTTCCATTTCGTCCACCATCATTTCTTCTTCTTCCTTACGGAGAGTGTTCACTTCGGCAAGAAGTGAATCCAATTCCGCTAGTGCTTTCTCTAACTTATCAGTCATGTTTTTTCCCTCTTTTTCTTGTTTAAGGATGTCAAATTTTGCTTCTGGGTTAATACCTTTTTCACAAATAGTGACTTCGTGTAGTTCTAATTTTGAAATTTCGTTATATTGTCCTAATTCAGAATTTGATTTTTTAACTTTCTGTAGTGCTTGTCCACCAATGCTAAATGAACGAAGAGAACCTTTTCTAATCCCTCTATTGATTTCCTTTGCTTTTTCGATATCATCACGGAGTTTAATCACAACAAAAAAGCCAACATCATCAACTTCTGTTTTCCATAGTCTTCCTGACTTATCACGGTAAGAATCAACTACTTCTCCGACTTGAACATTTGAATGGTTAGTCATTACGTTTCTGAAAGACTTTTGTTCCATGAATTTCTTAACTGCTTCGTTAAGTGCTTTGAGTGTAATTAAGTCGTTCTGCTTATCAACGATTTCAATGCTCGCATATCCGCCAATCATTAAGTCGTCGTTTCCTTTGAGAATCATAAAGTCTCCATCATCACCGTTGGTCTGAAGGAGGGTCTGCATTCCTCTCATGTTCTTCCATCTCCTTAGGGTATATAATGACCTCGCTTCAAGCCTCAGGAATGGTTAAGGAATTATACCTGTCCTCGTAAATGTTCCATTTGCCTTCGTCACCTTCTTTATCAGCCGGTGTCTGCTTAAAGCCTGTCCATGCAAGCCACATCTTTTTGCCCTTAACAGGAACAACTCTTAGATGCATCTTAGTTTCAAATTTATTTCCTTTTAAGAAATATTCGTGATAGCCATCTCTTTGAATGCCTAACTTGATATCGCCGTAATCAATTACCTTACCTCGGCTCTTTGTCTTAGCAACCATAGCAGGATATTTTCCTGCCTTCCCAAATAAATCAAATAGCGCATCTTCAGAATCTAATTCAATATACCAAATCAAATTCTCATCACCCAATTTAATACTTAAATCTAGATTATCATCATCTCTTAAGTAAATTTTGAACTTACCATCTAAATATTCTTCAGGAGTTTTGTAGTCTGCTTTGACTACCTTATCTCCTTCAGCATAGATTTTCTTTTCTTCACGGTCATAGGAAATGCCATCTCTTTCCTGCGCCCAATCAAGTAATTTAGTTTCCTTACTTTCTAAGATATCTTCATATTCAGATACCGTTTTCTTCAAGAAGTTATGTAATTGTTTAATTGTCTTTGGTCCATTCTCTTGAAGGTAGTTGATAATTGCAGTAGCCAAAACTCCTTGTTTTGTTTTCATAATTTCTTCTGCTTGAGACTTCCACATATCTAAATCAGCAATAGCATTTTTAGACATTAAGTTGTCTTCTTCAAATCCATAAATATTGAATCCGTTCATAGAAGATTTAATGATAAGTGTAGCCTCTCCATGAATGAAATCAGTAACCTTGATTCCTTTTTCAAATGCAGACACGTCATAATTCAAAGACTTCTTGGTGTCTTTCGATAACATCTCTAAAGTAATAACCTTGTCTGGTTCTTCAACTTCAGGAATTTCAATTACCTTTGCTGAATAAACGGTAAATCTATCATCGGAGGGCTTCACTTCGTCCACTTTCACGCGGATAATGTCACCTAACTTAGCAGAAATTTTCGTGTTAAGAGCCTTCCCTACGTCCATATAGGTCCGACCGTCTATTTCCTTGAAGTATTTCCCTTCACCTTCTGTTGGCCCTGCTCCGAGGGTGTAAGAGTATAGATTGCTGTTGGTCTTCTTCACATCAAGAACGATGAGGTCAAGGTCCACGAATTTTTTCCACTTAATCCACTTTGGATTCTTACGTGTTCCAATGTAATATGTTGAAGTTGCATCCTTAATGACTACACCTTCAGATGTTGGCATTTCCATAATTTCCTTTGCATAGGCTTCAATATCTTTAATATTGTCAGCCGTTCTAGTATCTTTCTTTGAAGGGAATGCTACTGCTTCAGAAGAGTTAGCAGAATAGTTATTGAATAAAATAGTCATTCTATCTTCCAATGGTTCTTCAACAAGGTCGCGGGATTCATGACGCATAATATCAAATACGTGCGCTCTCAATTTAGCATCGGGATATTTACCCTTAAATATGTGAGCGATTGTATCTGCTCTATGGAGAGGTTCGTCACCATCAAAAAGAATAAGTTCAGCATCAAGAATACAGTCCCCGTATTGCTTTTGCTTCATTTCTTCAACTTGCTCTTTGCATTTTGAAGTAATATCCTTTTCATTATATGAATAAATTTTGATGTTGTTATCAATCTTATGAATTTGAATTCTCATACCATCGTATTTTTCTTGAATAATCCAATCTCCACTAAAGCCACGGAGTTCATTCAAATCTTCAATGTCAAAAATTCTATACATTGGTTTATTTGGAATCAAGAAATCAGACTGAGCCTTTTCTTCTTCAGACTTAGTTTCTGCTTTCTCAATTTCTTGAACATCTTCCCATTCCTCTTCTTTGTGTTGTGAGAGATAAAACATCTCTAACATATCAAATGCTTCATCAACTGCGGCTTCGACCTTCTTTGAGTCCTTTCCATCACCGTATTGCTCGATGATATACAGGGCTATGTCGTCTGCTTCCAAGTCAAGGCCGTGGAAGCCTGCGGTAATTTCGTCCGGTTCCATGTCTTTAATCTTCCAGACTTTCTCAGGAAGCGCGTTTTTAGAATCTCTTAAAGCATAATGGACAAACTTAGCCATCGTTTCAGGTTCTCCGAGTAATACTTCTAAAACCTTATCCTTATATTTTCTAACAAAGGGGTCATTAGACTCATCAGCAGAAAGTCTCATAGTTTTGACACTTTCATATACACGGCTAGCAATTTGAGAGGTCGGGTCTGCTGCCTCTTTATTTTCTAACTCGTTCTTATTAATATAGTCTTCAAGAATACTTCCTAGTGCATTTGTCTTAGAATAGGCAGAGCGTAAATCTTCGATGGCTTTTCGCCAACGTCCACCGTATTCTTTAGGGTCTTCCCTTGCAGAAAGATACGCTACGCGAGTCTTCTCAAATAAGCGAATAATCTCCTCAGATGGAGATTCTTCTTTATCAAGAAGAAGAGGCATGTAAATCACATAAATAGTTAGTCAAGAACGAGTTTTTCATCAGTTCTACTAATGCCGGTTCTATCTCCAGA